GGGTTTCGGGATAACCACTCAACCAGCCGCCTCCGGGCGGCTTTAACTAGATATATTTTTATTTATGGGAAAAAGAATTAACTTCTTTTATTACAGAAGAAGCCCACAAACTAAGAATACTACGAAATAAATGTACTAATATCCTTTGGCATGTAGATCATATAATTCCTCTAAATGGAAAAAATATATGTGGTTTACATACTTGGAATAATCTACAAGTAATTCCCGCGAGTGAAAACTTAAGTAAAGGGAATAAGGAGGTATGATAAATCGCCATTTATGAAGAATGGAAAAAGGGATTATAGACGGGAGAATCTTTTATACAACTCTAAACCCCAACAAAAGAAAAACCGAGCAGAACGAAATAAAGCGAGGGCAATGATGGCCGCTAAAGGTAAAGTACACAAGGGTGACGGCAAGGATGTCGCGCACATTAAAGCCCTGTCAAAATCTGGATTGAACATTCTTTCTAACATGAAAGTTGAATCTGCTTCAGGTAATCGTTCTTTTGCTAAGAACAGTAAAAGTAAAATGACTTCTGAAGTTTCTAAACGAGAACGTAAACGTTGATTAAATTAACCAAAGAAGCTATATATGGTTTCTCTGGTTCTTGTCTTGTACAGCGATTCGACGGGTCACTTAAGACTCCCGAATGTCACCTAGAGTGGTGGGATCTTTGTTGCAGTCCAGCAAAATATGTGGCACTAGCCGCACCACGCGGACACGCAAAAAGCACAGCGATTACTCTTACCTATTCCCTTGCAGAACTTCTGTTTCGTTCAAGTCAGTTTGCTGTAGTTATTTCTGACACGGAAACACAAGCAGCAATGTTTCTTGGAGCTATCAAGCAAGAACTACAAGAGAACGAAAACATCATTGAGTTGTTCGGAATTAAGAAAGACGAGCAAGGTAAAGTAAAGTTTTTCAAAGATACTGAATCAGATTTCATTTGCGAATTTGATGACGGTCACAAGTTTCGAGTAATTGCTAAAGGCTCTGAACAAAAGTTACGTGGTCTTCTCTGGAACGGTATGCGTCCAGATCTTATTGTCTGTGACGACCTAGAGAATGACGAAATCGTAATGAACAAAGATCGCCGCGAGAAATTTAAACGGTGGTTCTATGGTGCGGTTCTACCTTGTCTTTCTTCTCGTGGAAAAGTACGATATGTAGGTACGATTCTTCACATGGATTCTCTTCTTGAAAATCTCATGCCAAAAGAGAACGATCGACAGACATTTGAAGAAGGTCTTGTTACTTATTCCACTAAACGAGTTCTTTGGAAAGCTCGCAAGTACAAAGCACACAACGAAGACTTCTCTCTTATCCTGTGGCCTGAAAAACACACAGCGCAAGGGTTAAAAGAGATTAAACAAGATTACACAGAACGGGGTATCCCTGATGTGTATTCTCAAGAATATCTTAATATTCCTCTAGACGAAGCGAACACATACTTCAAAAAGAATGATTTTCTTGCGATGAAAAAAGAAGATCACGATAGGAAGTTTAACTACTACATGACGGTAGATTTAGCTATTTCAGATAAGAGTCGAGCAGACTATTCTGTGTTTCTTATTGGTGGAGTAGATGAAAATAACTACCTTCACATTATAAATGTAGTGCGAGATCGCCTAGATGGACGGGAAATTGTGGATACTTTACTAGCTCTTCAAAAAGTTTACCAATTTCAAGCTATCGGTATTGAAGAAATGATGATTTCTAAGTCAATCGGCCCATTTTTACGGGAAGAGATGATTAAATCAAATAATTTCTTGAATATTATCCCACTAAAACCCCATAAAACTGATAAACAGATGCGAGCACGCTCTATGCAAGCTCGAATGAGGGCAGGTGGAGTCAAATTTGATAAGCAAGCTGACTGGTACATGGGATTTGAAGATGAATTAATGAAGTTTCCGCGAGCAAAACACGATGACCAAGTAGATGCTCTAGCTTATCTTGGCTTAATGATTGATGAATATATACCGGCCTTGACTGCCAAGCAGCAAGCTCAACAAGACTATGAGGACGACATGGAAGAATCAGGAATGTATGAGCAAGGCCGATCTGTACTGTGCGGATACTAAATGAATCCATATGAACTAATTTCAAATGTCAACATTGCTGAGTCTCTTAAAGAAGAGCAACTACTAGAAATTGGTAGTGATGCTGTCAAGGGCTACGATGCTGATAAACAATCACGAGAAAAGTGGGAACGCAAGGTAAAAGAGTATTATGATCTTGCTCTTCAAGTAGCAAAAGAGAAGTCTTTTCCTTGGCCTAAAGCTTCCAACATTAAGTTTCCTCTTATCTCTACCGCAGCTATGCAATTTGGTGCTCGTGCTTATCCGACACTAGTTCCAGCTAATGGTAAAATTACTCAAATTAAAGTCTTTGGTCAAGACCCCCAAGGTGAAAAAGGAAAACGCGCTAAGCGTATTTCTGCTCACATGGATTACCAACTTACCGTGCAAATGGAAGATTGGGAAGAAGATCAAGATAAACTACTACTAATGCTTCCCATTGTTGGGGTGGCTTTCAAGAAAACTTACTATGACTCTGCTAAAAAGCGTAATAAGTCTTGCTTGGTATTTCCTCAAAATCTTGTCGTTAACTATTGGACTAAAACTCTTGAAGATGCTTATAGAGTTACTGAAGTTCTATATTTTAATCGAAACGAAATTAAGGAAAAACAACTCAAGAAAATTTACAAAGATGTAGATCTTGGTGATTCAATTCTTGAAGTAGATACAGATAATGAAAAACGGGATTTCCAACCATCACAAGTTGATGGTGCTACTCCCTATAAGATCTTAGAGCAACATACGTATCTCGATCTTGACGAGGATGGTTACTACGAACCGTATATTATTACCGTAGAATACCATTCCAAGAAAGTGCTTCGTATTGTTGCTCGATTTAAAGAGGACGGAATTGAAACTGATGCTGATGGTCAAGTCGTTTCTATTAAAGCTGACAACTATTACACAAAGTTTCCGTTTATTCCTAACCCCGATGGTTCATTCTACGATCTCGGTTTTGGACATTTACTTGGGCCAATTAATGAGTCTGTTAATACAATTATCAATCAACTTGTCGATGCTGGTACTCTTCGTAATCTTCAGTCTGGTTTTCTTGGTAAGGGCATACAGATTCGCAAAGGTAGCCAACCGTTCCAACCCGGAGAGTGGAGACAAGTAAACGCTATAGGAGACGATCTACGCAAGCAAATCGTTCCTCTTCCTAGTAACGAGCCATCGACTGTTCTTTTCAATCTCCTAGGGCTTCTCATCCAGTCTGGTAAGGAACTAGCTTCTATTGCAGAGATCTTTGTTGGTAAGATGCCGGGTCAAAACACTCCGGCCTACACAACTAAAGAAACAGTAGAGCAAGGTATGAAACTCTTCACCGCTATTTATAAGCGAGTGTACAGAGCACAGACAAAAGAGTTGAAGAAGATTTATGAGTTAAATAAGTATTATCTAGATGAACAAGAGTATGTTTCAATTCTAGATGAACCAGTACAAGCATCAGATTATCAAGCACCACCAGATGATCTAATGCCAGCAGCAGATCCATCAGCTTCTAGTAACACAGAAAAGTTATCAAAAGCTGAAGCACTAATGCAACTTCTACCTCTTGGTACAATTAATCCAATGGGTGTTACAATGCGTTGGCTGGATGCTCTGGATGAAACTAATCCACAAGATTTGATTATTCCTCCAGAACAACAACAACCTCCACCAGATCCAAAGGTGGAAGCAATGAAGGCTCAATCACAAATTAAGATGCAAGAGTCTCAAGCAAAGATGCAAATGGATCAAGTCAAGGCCGCTCTTGAACAACAAGAGAAGACCATGAACATGAAATTTGAACAACAGAAAATGGAAATGCAACTCCAGTATGATGCTATCAAACAACAACTGGATATAGAAAAAGCCAAACAAGATGTTCAAGCTGCACAAATGAATCATCAACAAAAGATGGTTCATACACATGAGAAACACCAGCAACAACTACAGCACCAAAAACAAAAGCCGAATTCTTCTAAGGAGAAATAACATTTGGTAACTTACGCAGATTTTGAGAACTGGAAAGCAGATCCGGTCACAAAGAAGTTTTTTGAATCAGTTCAAGAGCGAATTGAGCAAGTAAAAGATACTTTAGTGCAAGATGCCGGGAAAGAGCCCGCGGATGATCGTTATTACTGTGGTTATGCACGGGCTTGTTATGACATTCTCGACACCGAATTTAAGGATGAAGATTAATGCAATACTTTCCGTGTGGGCATCGACTACTGATTAAACCAGTAGAAATTGAGCAAGTAGATGAAGCTTATGCAGTAGCTCGTCGTATGGGACTAGAGATCCCAGAACTAGATGGTAAAAAGATTGATAAAAATGCAGTCAATCAAGGCACCATTGTTCGACTAGGACCAAACTGCTGGAAAGCTTTCGACGATGGTACTCCTTGGGCCGCAGAAGGCGACCTTGTACTGTACGCTCGATATGCAGGAACTAAAGTAAAGAATGGTGAGGAAGAGTTCCTTATTTGTTCTGATGAAGATGTAGTGTGTGTAATTAAGGAGTAATAGAAATGGATGAGAATCTAGAACCACAAGAAGTAAAGACAGAACAACCAGCACCAGAACTTTCTCCAGTAGAACAACGTGCCCTTGATATGGGTTGGCGTCCAAAGGAAGAATGGGATGGTGAAGAAGCTGATTTTATTTCTGCGGAAACCTTTGTAGCTCGAAAACCTCTTTTTGATAAAATTGATTATCAGAATAAGGAACTCAAAGAAGTTCGTAAAGCCCTCGCTGCTCTCCAAGAGCACCACATTCGTGTAAAGGAACAAGCGTTCCGCGATGCTTACGCGACGCTCAAGGAGGAGAAGAAAGCCGCTCTTGCAGAAGGAGATGCTGACCGACTCATTGAAGTAGATGAAAAAATTGCTGATCTTAGGACTCAAGAGATTGAGCAAAAGGCAGTTAATAACACACCACCAAGTCAACAACTAAATCCAACTTTTGTTGCTTGGGTTGAAAAAAATGATTGGTATGTGGATAAACAAATTCCAGAGTTACGTACTTATGCGGATCAGGTAGGTGTCGAATTTGCAAAACAAAATCCAAGTGCATCAGCCGAAACTCTTCTAAAAGAAGTAGAAAAACAAGTAAAACTGAAATTTAAACGGTATTTCCAAAATGACCGGAAAGATCGTCCCTCCACAGTGGAGGGATCTTCAGCCCGTACTTCTCAAAAGAACAAGGACTCCAATGATGACTTTAAACTTTCGGAAGATGACGAACGAGCAATGAAGAAATTTGTGCGTTTAGGTCTCATGACAAAAGAAGAATTTATTGCTGACCTAAAAGCACTAGAAAAAGGAAAAGGAAACTAATCATGGCTAGAGAAGCTGTTAACCGCCCCCGTCGGGCACCGGTAGATGGACCTCGATCAAAGATGGCAGTACGGGGAAAAGATCCCAATTTCGAGTATTACATCGCAACTGATAAAGATGGCCGAATCGCTGATCTAATTGATCAAGGTTGGGAAATCGTTGATGATAAAGACGTAACTATTGGCGACCGCCGCGTATCCCGTCCTTCGGAAGAAGGCACCCCACGTACTGTTGATGTAGGCAACGGAGATGTAGGTTATCTTCTACGCATTAAAAAGGAATGGTGGGAAGAAGATCGCAAGACTAAAGAAAAGGTTGCTGCTGAAAAAGTTGTGTCTTTGAACGCACAAGCTCAAGAATTTAAAGACGGCATTTCTAACGCGAAATTTGCAATTACTCGTGAATAAATCGTTTCTCTTCTTGACCTCTGTGCTGATTTTTAATTTAATACGGAGGTTTTAAAATATGGCAAATTATCTTGGCGGCGCAACTCCAATTGGCTCGTTCGCTGATGGCCTAGATGGCATTCTTCACCGTTATGTTGCAGGTGGTAACCTGTATCCCGGTGACTTTGTAAAAATGAATGGTTCTGTTACTCAAGTTTCTGTTGGTAACAACCCAATCAATCTACGACAAGTTGTTTCTGCTGCTAACACTACGAACGAAGGTTATGTTGGTGTTGTTATCGGTAAGATGGTTTCAACTACTCGTTCAGGTGCTAGCCCAACGCTAGATACTCCAACGGGTACTACGGCTCCTATCGCTTCTGGTGATATTGTGTTTGTAGCTGATGATCCTAACCTACTATTTATGATTCCTTGTGATGGTATTGTTACTGTTGCAAATCTAGGGTATAACTGTCAAGTAACTGTTGGTACTGGTTCTGCTGGACGTTCAACCATGAAAGTTAACTCAGCTTATCTAACCGCAGGTACTAATGCTGCTAATGCACCACTGCGCATTCTAGACATTATTGATGCTCCTGATAATGATGGTACTGGTGCTACTTCAGGCACCGTTGTTACTGCAAAAATTAACAACCATCAACTTAATCCTGCTACTGGTGTGGTTGGTACTTAATCTAACAAGGAGAATATATAAATGGCTATTCAAACTTCAGCACAGTGGGCAAAATCGCTTTGGCCCGGTATTAATAAGTGGTACGGCGATGAGTATAATCAGTACCCTGTAGAATGGGAAAATATTTTTGATAAGGAAACTTCAACCCGTCAGTATGAAGAAGATGTTGGTATCTCTGGTTATGGTCTGCTTCAGGTCAAGCCAGAAGGCTCACCAATCTCTTATGATTCAGCACGGCAAGGTTTCACTACCCGTTACAACCATATCGTTTATTCACTAGGTTTCATCATTACTCGTGAAGTCTTTGATGACGATCAGTATGATGTAGTTGGTAAGCGTCGCGCTCAAGGTCTTGCTTTCTCTGTTCGTCAGACTAAGGAAGTCATTGGTGCTAACGTTCTTAACAACGCTTTTTCAAGTTCATACGTTGGTGGTGATGGTGTAGAACTTATCTCTAACGCTCACGTTAACGTGTCAGGTGGTACTTGGTCAAATCGTCCAACTACGTATGCTGACCTTAGTGAAGCATCACTAGAGCAAGCTTATATCGACATTGCTAACTTCAAGAATGATCGTGGTATGCGTATCGCTGTGCTTCCAAACAAACTCATTGTACCAGTACAACTAACCTTTGAAGCAGAGCGTATTCTAAAGACTGCTCAACGTGTTGGTACCGCTAACAACGATATTAACGTGCTTAAGCAGATGGGTATGTTCCCCGGTGGTGTGCACGTTAACCACTATCTAAATGACTCAGGTAATGATGCTTGGTTCATTAAGACTAACGTAAAGAACGGTCTAAAATATTACGAGCGTAATGGTGATGAGTTCGGCATGGACAATGATTGGGATACTGAGAACGCTAAGTTCAAAGCTCGTTTCCGTTGTTCATTTGGTTGGACTGATCCACGTGGTGCTTACGGCTCTGCTGGCGCTTAATAAGTAATTAACATAGCCACCCCTTAATTGGGGTGGTTTTCTTTGGAGAAATATATGGCTTTTAAATATGATGTTCCGCTTGCGCAGCAGACCCCAACGACTGACTCAAAAGTAGTTCTTACTAAATCTTTTAAAATTGATATTGCTAATGGATCGGGTTTTCTAACTGCTACTGCTTATCCTATTGGATGGTTACCTAAAGACGCCCAAGTAATTGCTCAAAACACTGTTACTCAAACAGTGGTCTCAGGAGGCACTGTTTCTGCGGCAACTCTTGCCCTTACTGTAGGGGGAAACACCATTTTTTCTGGTACCAACGTCTTGGCAACCGGAGTATCCACAGGGGCTAGTATTGGTATTGTAAGTACAGGCACTGGATCAACAGATCAAGTAGTTTCTTACACTCCTACACTAACGGGCGCAGGAGCAACTGCTGGAATTATCTATATTACTCTTTTTTACGTGGTGTAACTATGAGCAATGCTCTTGTACAAGGAAAATCTACTACTAATTTAAACCCTTCAGGAGCAGGCTTTACTGAAGACATTAACGCTACATCAGGAGCATTACACGTTTATCCAGCTACGCTTTCTGCCGGAGAATCTCAACAATTTGATCGTACTTTTGGTGGTCCCCTTGCTCAATATAGTAATGCAACAGCGGATAAGCTAATTAAAACTGGTGCTGGAGTAGCTTATGGTTATATTGTAACTACAGCAATGAGCGCAGCAGCTACTACAGTGTATGACAACACTTCTGCGGCTGGCACAGTTCTTTTTGTAATCCCTGCCTCTACTGCTGTAGGTGTATATCAACTTCCAGTTGGAGTTCAATTTAACACGGGCCTTTATGCAGATTTTGCTGGGACAGGTACTGTTAACTTTTTATACATCTAAGCTATGACTACTTATTACATAGATCCTGAAAATGGGAACGATACCACAGGAGATGGTTCTAAAAGTGCTCCTTACAAACTTGCTCCTTCCCAAGCAGGGGCAGTAGTTCCAAATGCGTTAGGTAATACATATTTAATTAAACGTGGAACTATTATGTCTTTACCAATTGATGCAAATTATTCAGGTAATGCCACAAGTGAAAGTCAACGCACTGTGTATGGTGCTTATGGTGTAGGTCAAAATCCTATTATTGATGTTGCTGGCACTGCTGCATACTGCCTACGAGTGCAAAATAAAGACTACGTAACATTTGAAAATTTTACTCTTTACAATGCTACAAATACGTGTATGCAAGCTATAAATAACGTAACACGTTCTTGTAATTATTTACGAATAAATAATGTTATTAGTTATAATGCTGGGTTTGATGGGGTTAGTTTAACTCAGCCGACAACAGTAAGTGGAATTGCCCCGAGCGCAGCACAGGGAGTGGTTTTTACTAACTGTGAAGGACATAATTGTGGACAACATGGAGTTGCAATTACAGCTTATGCTCAAAATGCTAAGCTAATTAATTGCAAAGCTTCTAACAACTCTTTAGTAAGTTCTGGTTGGGGAGTGTATCATGGAGGGCATGCAGTTACTTTCACAGGCTCTTCTGGTTGGACTATTGCGGGAAATATTAAAAGTCGCACAGACATTCACACTAAACCCTACTCTGTGATTAGTGGAAACACAGAAGGAGGAAAATATTTTTTAACTGAAAATGGGGGAACTCCTACTACACCAGCTACAGGAGAATGGGGATATTCCACAGGAACTCTTTATATTAATTTAGGTGTTGTATCTGGAGGGTATTCTGTAGCGGTAGTTTACCAACCAAACATTAATCCTCTTATCCTTAATGGGGTTGCATGGAATCACCAATATTTTGATCAAGTAGGTATTGGTTTGGATAGGGGCGTTGTTGGGGGTACTGTACAATCGTGTTATGCTTTTAATAATTTAGGTTCAGGTATTGAAATTAATCAAGCTTCCAATACTTCTGTAATTGGTTGTGTAGGAAAACAAAATGGACAAGCTGTTTTTATTTCCACTACAGAAGGAACTACCAATGTGTATCATAACACAAGCGATGACTTACAGTATGGGATTCGAGTAGAACGTTTATACACAGGAGATACTGTAAATATAAAAAATAATTATCTTCTTGCTCCTGTGGATGTATATACAACTACAATTAGTGGTACTGTAACAGAAGTAACTAATGCAACTTCTGGAGAAGTAACCCAATATCTTCAGCCTGTTTCTGGGAGTTCTTTAATTTCTTCCGGTACTTTTTTAGGAAGTTTTCAAGATAAGAATAACACTACTTATTGGGTATCTCCAACAATAGGCGCATATGAATACATACGTTCTAAATTAGTAAGAACATAAAACTATGGGCATGGAACATACTTACTACGTATCCGGCGAATGGAATTTTATCTGTGATGTATGTGGATTTAAAAAGAAAGCCTCAGAAGGCCGAGAAAGATGGGATGGATTACGAGCCTGTCAATCGTGTTGGGAACCTCGACAACCACAAGATTTTGTACAAACAAAAGAGGATAAAATTGTAACCGACTGGGCACGAGTGGAGCCAACGGATACGTTTATTTCTGTGAGTTACTCTTTTACACCGGACCCTCCTCCAACGGGTACTTTTTAATATGGATACTAGATGGAAATTTCTTGGATTATTAACTTACTCACTGGTATTGTGACGGCTATGGTTGGATTTTATGCTAAAAATGTTAGGGAGGATCTTACAAGAGTACAAGAGCAACTAGTTAACGTACAAATTAACTATGTTCACAAAGAAGAACTCCACACCTTTCGCAATGAAGTTATTGATCTTCTAAAAGAAGTACGACAAGACATTAAAGAAATTAAGGATAAATAACAATGAGTACATCTGGCTCGACAGATTTCGCTTCTAGTAGAGATATCATTATTAAGGGAGCACTTCGTAAAGTAGGGGCTCTTGCTCAAGGACAAACTCCGACTACTAATGATGTTAATGATGCGGCAGAAGCACTTAACAATCTAGCTAAAGCTTGGATGGCAGATGGCATGCCTCTTTGGAAAATTGTAACATATGCTTTCCCTCTTAGTGCTTCTATCAATTCTTATCGTATCGGTCTTAGCCAGACAGTTAATACAAACAAACCTGTCCACATTATTCAGGCATTTATCAGAGATACATCCTCTAATGTGGATATTCCTCTCCGAATTGAAACCCTGTACGATTATAATCGGCTTTCAAATAAGTCTGCTACTGGTCGTCCTATTCAACTTAGTTATCTTCCTCAAAGAACCTTTGGGGATATTTTTATTTACCCTACACCTGACGCCACTATAGCTTCCACGAATCAAATTTATATTCGTTTTCAATCACCATACGAAGATTTTGATTCAGCAGCAAATGAGCCAGATTTTCCACAAGAATGGTTTCAAGCTCTTATTTATGGTCTTGCTTATACTTTAGCTCCTGAGTATGGAATTCCTATCCAAGAGCGTAATGTTCTTCGAGAAGATATGCTCATGTACAAAGCGGAAGCTCTTTCTGGGGGGAGTGAGGAAGGTTCTATGTTTATTCAACCACGGACTGATTATTAATGGCACGTACTATTACAGAAGCACAGAAAACAGAAAAACTTTCTGCCAAAGACTTTTCTACACTTACTGCCCAACTAGAACCTGGTATTCAAAATACTTTAGTTATTAATCAAGATATGAAAGAATATATTGGAGATATGTTAACTACTACTCTTCCTTATACAGATGCAGATGACGATCTTCACATTGCTTCTGCTACTCTTTCTGAACGAAATACAGGTTCTTATTTATTTGAACTAGATGCTGGAAAATCTATTTGTATTGTTAAAGATGGTACTACCATTAATTTTTATGAAGTAAACTCAGGTTCTCCAATGACGTTTCTTTCTTCTATAACTACGTCATCTACTAATCGTTACTACTATGCAGAAGCTATCTTTTGTGCTACAGAGAAAGCAGCTATTACAGGATATGTAAATTATGTTTTTCTTAATATGGTCGGAGAAGCATGGATAGTTGCATATAATACTAGAAATAGTGCTTGGCAAATTGAACCTGTAGGTGCTACATATTCAACTTGGGCACCTACTACATCTTATTCTTTAGGTAATCGTCGAACTCCTACCTCTGGAAATGGGTACTACTATGAAGTGACTATAGCTGGAACTTCTTCGGGAACACAACCCACTTGGCCAACAACTTTAGGGGATACTGTTGTTGATGGTAGCGTCACATGGGTATGTCGAGGGAGATATAGTGGATTTCCTAAAACTTCTTCTACTTCTGTACGAACTTTAAATGGATATATCTTTGTTATTGTAAATGGAGATATTTATAATTCAGATTTAGATCTTCCTGATTCTTGGAACACATCTAATTTCATTTCTACAGAGATCTATCCGGATGTAGTTGTAGCTCTGGCTAAATTTAAAAATTATCTTGTTGCTTTTGGGCAGAATACAATTGAATTCTTTTATGATGCTGCGAATGTTACAGGTTCTCCATTAGCACGCCAAGAAGGTGTGCTACATAATGTAGGGTGTGTAGGTCAGGCTCTTGTTGCGGAAGCTGAAGATACTATTTACTGGCTATCCCAAACATCCTCATTTGATTACTCTATTTGGAAACTAAATAATTTTAAAATAGAAAAAGTATCTTCTCCTGAGATGGAGGTAAGTATTTCTAACTATATTAATATTTTTGCTTCTATTTCTCCTGATTACTTAAACGCGCTATATTTATTTCTAATTCGATTGAATGGCTCTCTTTGTTTATGTATTCCTAAATTATTTTCTGTTACTGCATATCCTACAAATTTGTATGTAGATTCCTTATTTGTGTTCGATTTTGAAAAAAAGTATTATTACAAATGGGAAATAAATACGGACCTTCAAGTATATATTGGTCGTCCCATAGCTTATAAACAATATATTACTTTTTTAGGTCGTACTTCTAATTTAGTTTCAATTCAATTTTGTTCTCTTGTAGTTGACCGATTGTCCACCGTAATAGGTGGTTCCACGGCAAATATTATTAGTGGCACTCCTTCTTTTATTTCTAGAAGATTAGATTTTAATACTACACAATTTAAACGAATAGACGAACTTAGTGTGAATGCTTTCGCTAGTATGGCAACTACTTCAATTGGAGTATCTAGAGATAGAAGTGTTTTTACTACTTACACTACACCATCTGGAACATACAAAATTACTCGGTTAGGTCGTGCTCGTGAGTTTCAAATTTCTTTTACAGATGCTACTCCAATTTCTGATATTTCTATTAAATACACCGAGCATTCAAATTGATTAAGATTCCTCCAATATCGCCGCAAACAGACAACATTCATCAATCTGCGTGGTTTCTTGAACAAGTTCGCCGAGCTATTCAAGAGTTGCAAGATGATTCTTGGACGTACATTCATCTTCCAGCGGATTATTCTAATTCAACAGATACTCCGCTAGATGTTACATCTCTTGGTTTTACTGGAGATGAGAATACAATCTATGAAATAGAAGTATTAGGGGCATACCAAACAACTAATCCACTTCCCGGACTTTCTCTTTCTCTTACAATTCCAACTGGTGCTACTCAAACTGGAATAACACAAACTCTTGTGCCTACAACAGATAAATGTGTTAATTCTAAATGGATTGTAAATATAGGATCATCAAGTGGAGCCATTCAACTACAAATGGCTAGTGATGTTAACGGAGTTGATGTTACCTTAAAAGAAGGTCTTTTCTTTCTGAAATATAGAAAAATTTAAAGGATAATTTATGGCTCTATCTGGAGTAAATCAAACGAATTTAAATAGTTTACTTGCAACTATTAATTCGTACAATCCATCATTAGCATCATCATTTTCAAATACTACTGGAACAACTAGTCCAACGGCCCCTACACCAACGGCTCCAGTTGCTCAACCAACTGCGGCGCCGGCCCTTGCTACTTTAACACAAAGTCCTACAACCACAGCTACACAGGATTATAGTAAGTCTCCATACGCTAAATATTTTCAAAATACTCCTGCCCCTCTTATGTCAGCATATTCAGGAGATGAAGGTGGTATGTATGCTTCAATTATGCAAAATAATATTGAAAGAAATAATACTTTTTCAAATCAATTTGCAAATACACCAATAAGTATATCAGTACAAGAACTTCTAAAAAGAAATCCTGAAGCTGCTTATTTTACTCCAGAAGTACAAAAACAATTTGCGGATAATTATCGACTTGGCTCTATTAGTCTTTCTGATGCCGCACAATACTCTCCTACTTTACTTCCACAAAGTCAAGGAAAAATTAACTTCCTTAAAAATGGAAAATCAAACTACTCTGCTGTAGATCCTGCTAATTTATCAAAAGCATACTGGGACCCAAATCTTGGTCTTCAAATTGATAAGAAGTATGTAGTAGATCCGGTAAGAAATAATTTAATTAGTACCATTGCCCCAATCATGGCAAGTGTAGTAGCTCCGGGTATTGGAACAGCACTTGGAAGTGCTCTTGGTATTGCTAGTCCAACTATTTCAAGTGCTATTGCTGGTGCTGGTCTTGGTGGTCTTACTTCAGGACTCTCTGGTGGTAACGCTCTTACTGGTGCTCTTACTGGTGGAATAGGTGGGGCAATTACTGGTTCTGGAGCACTCGATTCTATTCTTTCTTCAACTAATCCAATTACTGCTGGTAGCAATACTATGAGTAATTTAGGAAAACTAGCCGGAGATATTACAACAGATGTTATGAGTGGAGGCACTGCTGCCGCTGGTTCAGGTGTATCTGGTGCATTTAATCTTAGCCAACTTGCACAAGATCCAAGTTCAATTCTTCACGTAGGAGACCTAGATAGTATGTTACCCGGAACTTCTCTCAGTTCAGGTAATTCAGGTATTACCGGACTTACTCAAGGTGGAGGTGGTATTGGTCTAACTAATGCTGCTTCAACCGGAGGCGCTGTAGCCAGTGACGCTCTTGGTGCAGGGGGTACTGGTGCCCTTACAGCAGCCGATGGCCTAGGTGGCCTAGCATCAAGTTTAGGAGGTGGTTTAGTAGGTACTGCTGGTGGAGTTGTGCCGGCTGCTACGGCTGCTGCGACAAGTGCCGCTAACTTTAGTGTTCCAGATTTTCTTTCCAATCTGTTCAACACGGGTGCAACCAACTTCATGAAAGATCCACTGAAGAATTCTACAACTCTTCTTGGTGGTTTAGTCTCTTATCTACAAGGACAAGGACAAGCCGGTGATCTGTCAAGTCTTCTAAAGCAAGGTCTATCACAATCTGACCCGTTTGGTTCCCAACGTGCTTACTACGCACAGCGTCTAAAAGACACTTATACAAATCCAGTTGGCGTGCAGAAGTCTCCTGAGTACCAAGCTGTCCATGCTCGTGAACTAGATGCTCTAGAACGCGCTGATGCTGCACAAGGACGTCGGTCACAATATGGTGCGCGTGCTGAAAAAATGGATCAAAACTTCATGGAATACCTGAACAAAGAACGTGCTACTCTAGCTGGTCTAGCTGGTTCTGGAATCTCTCCAAGCCAAGTTTCTGACCTAACTAAAACTCTTGGTGTTGGTTCTAGTAACGCACAAATTAATTCAACTGGTCAACTTCTGTTTGCACTCGACCGAATTCTTAATGGGAAATAATTATGCCAGTACCTAATGATTTTCGACTAAATGGCGCCCTTGGGGGTTTAATTGCCAGTCAAGAATATGGTGATGAACAAAAGAAACAAGAATTAGCTAATCTTCTTACACAAGCTAACACTGCGCAGATTAACCAAGGAACGGATGAAAAAGCTCAATTGCTTCCCCTTCTTCTCCAACAACGAGAACAAGAGAACCAAATTAGGGCTAAGTCTGCTTTAGAAGCACAACTAGGAATGGCTAACGTTCCACAAGAAATTGCTAATCAAGGATTGCAAGGACTTCTCACTGGTAAAGGTTTGCAGTATCAAAACGACACGTTTGCTGATGAATCCAAGATCAAAGATGTAGATCGACAGACTAAACTTCAACAAGCACAAGCGATGCACCAACTGCAAGTTCTAGAGGAATTAGATAGAGTTTCTAAAACAGAAGGTACTCTTTCAGCGGCCAGTCTTGCACAGAATTATGGAATTAATCCAGAAGTGTATTTTAATCCCGCAAATAAAGATAAAATTCAAGAAACCATTCGCCATCTTCGTAACCAACTTGGTTGGAGTCCTGCTTACAAACAAGCTATGGATACTGCGGGTGTTCAGGCTGAAGCTTCTATTGAAGGCCACAGAATTTCTGCAAAAGCTACTACAGACGCCGCTACTATTGCTGCGAATGCTAGAACTAAATCTGCTGAGGTGGCTGCCGCTGCCAAAAAAGAAGCTGATGCTAAAGCTGTTACTCTTGAAAAAGATCTTACAACTAAAAAGACAGCTTGGGAAAAAGCAGGTAAGCCACAAGAAGGTCCAATTGCAGAGGCGTATCAAAGTGCCCATGATGATTTCTTCACAAATCAAAATATGAGACAACCAGCGCAGTTCCAGATTCAAGCTGACGGAACTATTGCAATGGTTACCGGACCACAACGCCCAATTCCTGATTCGGGAATTAAGAAAGGTGGATCAACATCTTCAGGTCGCGGTTCCGGTAATGGAACACCAAAGAGAATTAAATTTGATGCTCAAGGAAATGTAATTCAATGATTGCAGAACTTCCAGATGGAACTGAACTAGAATTTCCGGATGATACTTCTCCGGATGTAATTCAGAATATTGTTAAGCAATACTTAAGTGGTAAACCACAAGAAGCTTCTTGGCTAGATACCTTAGAAGGTGGTGCTGCTCAACTAGGTAAAAATCTAGGTCTTGGTGGATTAGGAGTAGCAGGAGGTATAGATGAACTTGGTAAAATGGCTTATGAACCAGTTCGTAAAACTTTAGATGCTCTTGGCACAAATGTACAAACACCTGACTCTGGTATTGGAGAAGCATTAGCTACTACTAAAAAGTATTACGAAGAAGCTGATCCTACTCGTGGTAAAGATCTTTCTCCAGCCCAAAGATTTACTCAAGGAGGTATTCAACTAGCAGGTGGTCTTGCTGGTGGTCCAGTTGGTATTGGTACTCTAATGGCTGGTGGTACTATTGATCAAGCAACAGATATGTTAGATCAAGGAATGCCTTTACAGAAGGCTCAGGCATTTGCTGGTGCTGATACTGCTCTAAATACTGCTTCTATGGCTTTAGGTGGAATCGGGAATTCACCTGTCACTCAAGGTCTAACTGCTGGTCTGGGTAATATGGGAGGAGATGAGCTTTCTAATGAATTAGCTAATGCTTTCCGTCGTTCAGAAGGAATTAAGGAACAAGATCGAGATTGGGTAGATCGCGGTATCTCTTTTGGTATGGGGGCAGTACCCGCTGCTCTGGCTACTAAGAAAGTAACTGAACAAAAAGATCCTACTGGAGAAAAGACAGCACGAGATGAAGCTTTCTCTAAGATTGATCAAGCAATAGAACCACCAAAACAAATAGAACCTCGTTCCACTCTTGAACTTCTTCCAAAGGATCAATATCCCGAACCACTAGGAAATCGCACAGTTGATCCAAACACCAATACAGTTACAACTGGAATGGCCGAGGATGTACCTACTGTTGATTTTCCTCTTCGTCCTGAAGCTTTAGAACAAGATCGTAAGTTTCAGAAACTACAAAAGGATCTTGTAACTGAACGTCAGATTCTAGATGACTGGAAAGAACGTGGTGTTGACGAGGAATCTATTGCTCAACAAGAAACCGTGGTTGAAGCTGCTCGTCAGAAACTAGGTGACTATCTTGAGCAAGGGTACGGAGCTAAAACTCCTAGTGATCTATACGGCCGTTCTGTCTATGAGTCAGGAGAAAAACCCGCTTTAACTGTTGAACAAGGATTTTCTAAACCAACTCCAGAACTAGAAGGACCAAAACCAAAAGTTGTTAATGATAATATTGTTAAAACAACTCGTCCTGATCTTGGAAAGCCATTAGAAACTTCTGAGGTTCCAGTTAAACCTTTTAAAACATCTAAGGATATTCCTCTTAAAGAAGGTTCTACAAAACTCTCTCTTGAAGAGTCAGTAGCCAATACTCACAGAGAACGTAGCGAACTAGGTATTGATCCTTCTACGGCAGTAAAAGATCTAGACTTTCATCAAAAACTGCGTGAGCATATTGAAAATGGAGATTATCCCGGCGCATTAGATTGGGTTATGAAAGAGCGCCGTAATTCTATTGAAGGACAAGTAGCTAAACTACTGCGCAAGCTTAACGATACTGATCTGAAGCTAGGATCAAAATCTAACCTAGCAACGGAACGTAAAGGTGTTATCAAAGCCATTGGTGGGGCTTATATCCCTAACGAGCACGCTGTAGCTATTGATGCTCTATCCGCTGGCAATCTAAAGACGTTCATCCACGAAGCTGTGCATTCAGCTACTTCGGCTGTTCTTAACAGAGTTTTAGAAGGTAACACTAAAGGTCTTTCTGTACGGGAACGTATAGCTGGTAAGAACATCGTTGATCTTTACAACGGTATTAAAAATAAGACGAATGCCTATGGCTTTAGAAATGCTAAAGAGTTTATAGCGGAGGTATTTGGTAATCCAGCTTTCCGAAAGGAACTAGCCGGTATTAAGATGGAAGGTACTACGGCTTGGCAACGATTTGTGGATAATGTCCGTAATCTCGTTGGTATGGGCAAGAGATATGATACGGCCCTTAACCGTGCTCTCTTTGAGGGCAAGCGTCTAGTAAAGGCATCAGAACGTTCTACCCGCATGGCGGATATTGGTAAAGAGACTAATAGTAAGCTTCTTTCTATGGATGAACTTCCTAAGAAAGTAAGAGATTTTTTTGAGGAATCTCTTCTTGATGCATCAATTAAGTGGAAGTCAAGAGAAAAAGTAATTCGTCTTCCTATTGATACTTTTTTACGTCTAGCTGATGAACTTACTCCGGCACAGAGAAAATCCGCAGCTAGAGAAGCAGCAGAAAAAGGAATTAAATGGAATGAACTTCCTTTTCTTTCTTTTATAGTTAGAGATGGAAAAGCTAAAATTATCGGACATGAAGGACGTAATAGAGCAGAATATTTAAAAAGTCAAGGCCATACCGAAATGCCGGTTAAAATTGTTGGGGATATTCGTTGGTCAGAACAAAGAGATCCAAATCTTTTTGACTACCAAACAGAATGGCCTTCTTCAATTAAACCACAAAGAGATGCAAAAAACCCAAATATAGAGGAACCTTTCTTTTTAAGACAAGAAGATGCAGCAAAAGAAACTAATCTTGATTTTGCTCCAGCTAATAAACTAGATCGTTTTAAATCTTTTGATGAGTTTAAGAACTCTCTTTCTCCAGAACTACAAAAATACGCTGCTGAGTATTGGGTAGAGAATGGTAGAGAACTCCCAAAGGAAGAGGCTACGGTTTCCCGAAACGAAGCACAAACACGAGCCTTAGAATCCCTGCTTCAAAACGATGAACGTGTTAAGTATCTTCTACAAGATCTTCGCTCTGCTGAAGAAATTAAAGCGGTAGTGCTAGATCACAAGAAAGATATTTCAGATAACGCTTTTCGTAACAATCTAGCTTCCGGTGGATTTGCTATGTCTGCCTTAGTTAAACATCCTCTTGTACACTGGATTACTTCCAAGACAATGAAGGCGCTAAAGGAAGCTGAAATTGCTTCAGATAGAGCTATCTCTGAGAACGGTAAGGGTTTCCTTGCTATTCTTAAGGGAGGCACGGCTGAGATGCAACGGGATCTTTCTATCAAACTTCGTGCTATTGAGGGAAAAGAAACTAAGATAGAACTCACACCTTATGAACAGAAGGTAGTGGAATCTTGGAATAAAGCCAAAGATGATGCTATCACTAAGTTTAATGAAGCTCGCGCAGCAAAGGGACTTGATCCAGTAGCTCCTCGTTTAAACTACCTTGCTTCTATTTTCAAAGGAGATATGCGAGTTCTAGTTCAGAAAGAAGGAAAGACCGTTGGTTGGATTACAGGAAATTCTCGGATAGAACTAGACCGAGCTATGAAGCAATTCGATGGTGAAGGTTTTACGTTCAGTCCAGTAGAGAGAATTCCACACGCTCGTAGTCGTGATTTCCAAAAGAACATTGCTCGTCGTATGGCAGCATTTGACGAAGTAATTAAAATTCTTGGTGATCAAGACCCCGACGTAAAGAGTTTTTCTGATCGTATGGAAGCTTCTTTCTCTAAGCAAGCTTATGACTATCTAGATTTCAAACAGCACTTTAAAGAAAAATCTGGGGTGTTTGGTGCGGAAGGGATGAAAAAATGGAAAGATGAATTCTCTAACTCGAACGATCTTTGGAACGCGCAGGCAGATTACATTCGAGCTATGCACGAGTGGGTAGCGCAACAGAAGATTGAACCGGAAGTTAAGCAAATTCTTTCTGATCCAAAACTCCGTAATCATTCTCCTAATGCTATGAAGTTATCTGGTCAGATTTATGATAATGCTTTTGGCAGAGGAAAAGATAATCTTCAGTTGTTTGAAAGAGTTTCTGATGTTTACTCTCAACTTGTAAATTCAGATGTTATACACGCGATTCCGGGAGTAAGAAATCTGCAAAGAGTAAATCCATTTGAATCCGCACGTACTATGAAAAACTGGATTCTTTATTCTGCTTTGGCTCTTAATCCGGGTTTCATGTTTTCACAAGCAGTACAAGTACCAGCGGCTACTTCAACCATGATGACTTACTTTCATGAGTTAGGTTTTAAAGGAAACTTTACAGCGGCGTTATTTCACGGATCTATTGATGCTCTTTCTAATAGACCGGGAATGAAAGAACTATCTCAAAAAGTAGCGAAAAATTTTGGTGAGAAATTTCCGAATGGTTTTCAAACAGATGTAGGAGAGTATTTTAATAACTATGCTACAGAAAACCACGTTGTTACTCCTCACATTATGGATAAGACAGCACTTAAGTCAAAGAACATGGTGGCTAGAGGAATACAGAACGTAGATCACTTTGCTTCGGATTCTATTTCAAAACTAGAAGAAGGAACTCGTCGTTGGGCTTTTAATACTCTTGCGCACTACCTATACGATTCAGGAGTACCAAAAGAAAGAGCAGCAGAGATGGCAGAGATTGCTACCAGCATTGCGATGGTAGATTATTCTCGGCAAGGACGAGCGATGGTGTACAACAAACTAGGTATGCTCGGAGATATGGCCGCTACGGTTACATCTTTTAAGCACAATGCTTTTACCCAACTGTTTACGTACGCCAGCAGTTCTGCTCCAAAGACACTTATGGTAATGCTTGGTATTCAGGGATTACTAGGAGGTCTAACTGGAATGTATGCTGTGGATGAAGTGGATCAAATTTGGAAATTTGTACAAGGGATGGCTCCTGAAACACTAGGAGATCTTCCGGGAGTAAAAGAATTTCTAATTAGGCACACTCCAGAAGCCCTTGCATTTGGTGGGTTATCAGCAGGAAGTAGAATTATTATGCCGGAAGGTATTGATTTTGGTTCTAAATTTTCTATGGATAATGCTTTCCCAGATTCTCTGTCAGAAGCACTATTCCCACTTATGTCTACTCTAACTAATACTATTCAAGCAGCGGGTAAAGCAAAAAACGCCCCAACGTTTGAAAATGTATCAGGAGTAGCCTATCCAATGATGCCAGCACCAGTTAAAGGACTAATGGAGAATTTCTTATACTCTGACGATAAAGGAAACTTTATTTCTCCTAAAACGGACCAAGCTAAAACAAATCGTTCAACAAATGAGAAACGACTAAGAGGACTTGGTATGCGTTCTCTAGATGAACGTATTGAGTCAGAAGTTACATTCCGTACTAAGGCAAAGAGACTGCGTGAAGCCGAACAACAGAAGCAAGCTTTAGCTAATATTCGTAGTTATGCCAGAGCAGGAGATCCAAAGGGCATAGCAAAGAATGTTATTAAGTATGTTGAAGGTGGTGGGACTCCCGCGCAAGTAAATAACTTCTTGATTGGTGCAGCCGGAGATAGAGTTCAATCTGAGATTCAGCGTTTGAGTCCAAAGACGTTTAACACAATTAAGCAACAGATGCAACAGATGGATCTTCAACAATTTCAACAGGACATAGCAGATTGAGTTATTTAGAAGAGTTCAAACACACTCTGGAAGTAGATGAAGGAAGGGTGCCCTATGCTTACCAAGACTCAGAAGGGTATTGGACAATAGGTGTAGGGTTTCTAATTGACAAACGATTAGGAGGTGGATTGCGAGATGATGAAATTAATTACATTCTCAACAATCGAGTAGAGGAGGCACTAGCAACAGCACAGCGGTTAGTGAAGAACTTTGACTCTCTTACTGATAATCGAAAGGTGGTGATCCTTAGTCTTGCTTACAATCTTGGTTACACGAAACTAGCTAAGTTTGTGAACACGTTGAAAGCTATTAACGAAGGTAGATGGGAAGATGCTGCGAACGGCTTGTACAATTCTCTTTGGTACGTACAAGTAAAAGATAGAGGCAAACGCCTAGTTGAAATGATGCGAAAAGGGTAAAAGAAAAGGGGGCTTTTGGCCCCCTTTTTTATTTATACTCCGCAGTGACCTCCCTTACCACTTAGCAGACATATATCATTCTCTTCGTAGATTACCCCTTTATGATGTATAGCTTCTTCATAAGATACTTCAGTCATGGGTTGACCTCCTCGACTTCCATCTGGATAACAGGTAAAACCCCGTAGTCGTGGCGCATAGCGTGAAAGTGTCTCTGCAAACTTTGTGACACACCCTTCATTATTTTCTTTGCTTCCCCATGACGAAAGATTGATTGTGGATGAGATTGACATGTCAACGTAATCTTGAATATCAGCTTGGAATTTAATTCGTTGTTCGTAGTCATGACTTAGTTTGTAAGCTGTATCAATATTTTCTGGGTTTAATCCGTACTCTTTAATAAGGAGGTCTGCGGTAGAATCAACGACGAACTCGTATTTCCACTTCGTTCCATCTGTGAGGTAACGCCGCTTATAAGCCACAGCGAATAGCGGTTCAATTCCCGTTGTAGTGCCAGCAAGAATTCCAATTGATCCAGTGGGTGCGATAGCTCGGTAAGCGACTGGCTTGCTGATATACAATCTTTCACAATGTTCGTTAGCACTTCGTTCGGATTCTCGTTCATATACTTTTAACCATTCATGTAGTTCAGGAGTTACTTCGTATCGTTGTTGTCTCTTGAGAAGCCATTCGTGTATCCCCATGAGACCAAGCCCGAGCCTTCGATTTTTCTCTCGTACCTGATACACCTTGGCATATGGCAACTCCGCACGTAAAGTCCCGCACACAAGGAATTTAGATGCGAGTTGTACCACGTCCGAGAATTCCTCCAGACTTCCAATGTTGCCAATATTAATACTACCAAGGTTGCAAACATCGCTGTCATCTTCTGACGTAACTTCGGTACAGGCGTTTCTAAGTGTTTCATTTTGTTTTGTTCCAAAATTAAAAGAGAATCCCGGTTCTCCAGTTTCCATCGCTTGCCGTACATTCTGTAGAAACACAGGATTATTGGGATCAAATCCCCACGCATCATCATAGTTCACAGAAATATTCGTCATGTCCAGTGGAGCGGGGAAATTAAAATCTACTGCTTTTTGTTCCCGTACAATGTGCGACCAATTCTTTGCTGTAAGGAATAAAGGGATATCCTCATGCTGCCAATTAAGAGAAGCATAGATTGCACTACGTCTGCTGCCTCCCTGCATGACATTTCTTCCGATCTCGTTGATAGCTGACATAAGCGGGAGTGGTCCTGATGCAGTTCCTCCAGTTCGTTGGAGAATTTTTCCAGAAGGACGTAATCTACTGTAATCAATACCAATACCTCCACCAGTCATAAGACAAGACATAGCTCTCCATGTTACGTTACTCCATTCTTCTCGTGTATCTTCTTCGGCTCGTAGAAGATAACAGTTGTTATAAAACTTAGCAGTACGGCCAGCGTAGTATAGATAGCGACCACCAGCGACGAATTTAAATTCTTTCATATACTGTGCTAGTTGTTTTCTATCACCATCTGACATAAGAGGACGATCTGTACCCCATCGAGTACCACACACATCTTCTACTAAACGATCACAGAGAGCATCCCAAGTATCGTTTGGTCCTTGAGCATACTTATTCTTAAATACGTTACGAGCAATGTCGGTTTTAAATCTATTAATTTCCATTTGTTTTCTTTTTGAATTCTTTTACTTGTTGTTCCCACTCTCGTTTAATCTCACGATAAAGAACGCCCCTACGAGAGAGGCGTCTATCTTTTTCTTTATCGCGCTCACGAAGTAAATCCTTTTTGAGCGTCATTTTAATTACTGAGTAATCTTCTTAGCGTAAAAAAGACTACGATCTCCAAACAGGTAGAAACCAATAGCAGCCGCAAAGTTTTCTACTTCCATTCCACATTGAATATCAAAGAATTTACAAGCAGCCCACGTACCAATAACACCAGCTACAACAAAGGGTCGTTGTAGTCGAATGATAGCTTCTACCCAAGGATAAGTAGGATTAGTGCCGCCGGCATCATTAATAGCCTTAAACGTATCTAGTTCTAGTTGTTTCAGCTTAACTACATCATCAATAGATGTGGGTTTAAAATTATCTGGAGCAAGCCAACGGTTAATACTAGCCTTACCGGCTTCTACAACAAGAGGCCCAAGAGCCGCTAGAATAGTGACTGGATCAAACATTAGAGTTCTTCAATCCATTTTACATTAGAGGAATTAATAAAAACTTGTTTTCCTGTCTCTTTTTCTACAATAATCCATTCTTTATGGTCATACTTAACTGAGTCTACTTTTTTATAAGATCCATTCATAAATGCAAATAAAAGTGACCGAGGTGCATTCATTTTATCATTAATTTTGCTCATTTAGCGATTATCTCCTGAACCACGAATAACATCTCGTGTTTTACGGTCTTCTAATTTCTTTACGTTCATACTAAGAATCTCTGAACTATTTACTCCCAGTGTGTCAGCAAGGCGGACAAGATACCAAAATACATCAGAGAGTTCTTTCTCCAGTGCTTCGGAGGAGAAGCCTCCATCACGTATAAATTTCTTAATCTTGCCGGCAACTTCTCCAGCTTCGGAACACAGACCAAGAGCCAGATACTGAAGAGCCTCGTTCTCAGGATAGATAGCAGTAGATCGGGACCAGATTTGGTATTCATCAATTAATTTCATTTTTTAATTTTTCAATATAAATAATACTGTCCATAAGTTCTTCTTGAAGGTGAGTAAGCCATTGGACAGTAGAAAGATCAGTTCGTTCCGTGGTTACACCATATTTACGTAACCCAACATCCGCTCGCTGTAGCATGCGCTCTACAACAGCCGTCACATTTTTATCCATACTTATTACGAAGATATTGTATACTCAGTGGCATTTCGTCGAACGAACCGTCTTGCACATCGTTAAGCATCCAACATCCGTGCCAGTGGTCGTTTGTTTGTTTGTTAAGGTAGTTTTCTTCGTGCTGGTAGAAAGAACCAGATATAATAGCTGTCATGTGCTTACCATCGGCTCGCTGTGAATAAGCAATATCCCGTCCTTGTTGGTGTCCAGCAAAACAACTCATGTGCTTCTTTGTCAGGATTTGACGAGCAGAGACGCAAGGACGGCCGAGTTGCCCAGAAGTGAAATAATGGGAATAGCAGATGCCATCCACCACAACCGGCTGTAGAAAGTCGTAGACTTCCCAACCAGAGAGGGGAAGGTCTCGAATGGAGACAAGTCCATCCAGTTTTCTATCTTGGTCGATTGCTCGTTCGATTCTTTGCTCATGATTTCCTAAAGTAAAAATATAGCGTGGCTTATAGATCTTCTCTTTGTTACGACGTTGTTGCTGTTGTAACTCTTTAATGGGGTCGAGAAACATACCCATAGCTTTATGGGCAATCTCTATATCAGCTTTGTAGGATCTTCCTTCAAAGGACTTACGACCCACATCATAAGAAGAAAGGGATTCCATATCAGCGAAATCCCCAATACACACAATTACGTCCGGCTTCTTTTCAGCGACATAGCGCCCGGCCCACGTAAGGTGATCTAAAGGCACACCGGGTTTTACCTGAGTGTCAGGTAACACGAAGTGGCGTATCATTTTTAATGTAGTGTTCGTTGAGGTTCATCGTGAACTGATTCAAAGATTTCTTCATCGTCGTCATCATCCTCTACCACTGGATTCTTTTGCTTGATTAGTTCATTCTCAAGATACATTTGAAAGAGAGCTTCTTGTAGCACTCGAAATTGTGTCTCAATCTCTGAATATGATTTAAAGAAATCATCACTTACTTCTACCACTGGATCAGTAAGATTTTGCATTTCCTCATCAAGAAAAAACAGTGGGGTACGTTCAAGAACTAGATACATTTTTGTTGTCATTATTATCCTTTAACCAGTCTTCGGGAATTTCTCCCCTAGTTTGCTGCCAGCAAGCAGCGGTAAATCCATTTTTCTTCGCCCAATCTAAATATGTCATCTTAGAACCCCGACGCAACTTATTTGTCCCTCGTTGAAAGAGAAGATAAATTTTAGCATCGGGGTTTTGCTCTTTTACGAGAAGCATCTTTTCAATTGTTTCTCGATCTAGCTTGCCTTTAGTTTCAATGTACACTTTCTCTCGAACTGTCCAGTCCGGATTGTACGTACGCTTTTTGGCAGGAACAACATAAGTTAGTTTGTCAGTTTCATACCCAAGTTCAGGGTATTTTCTTGCTACATCCTCCTCAAATTTCGATCTCAAGTTTTTTCCAATTTTTGTCAGGTTCCTTTAGAAGCCACAGACAATCCGCATTATCGTGAAATCTCTCTTGCTGGCCGTGTTGATTATATAAATCCCATACATATCGTAAGCACTCGATCCAGTCATCTTCCATTTCTATAGTTTCATAGATGTATTGAAATTTCTTGGGGTATTCTTTACGCATTAAACCGTCAAACCCGAGGATATTATCTGAACGATCCCCGAGTACCATCTGATGAACAAACCATTTCTGCGCTTGTTTTTCAGTTACCGTATAAAATTGTTTCTTATTATAGTTATAATGCTTTCCCGGGAATTGATCAAGGTCTTTATCGATATGAGCAATAATACACGGAACACTAAGATCACGGAAGACTTCAATTCCGATATCGTCATCGGCTTCTTGGTTTTTAGACCACGTTGCACCAAATTCTTTCTCTAAGAAACGTTTCCCTATTGTTAGGTGTTCAGGTCTGGGCATATCTACTCGATTGGCTTTGTACCAATCGTAAGAAGTCTTTCTAAAGTTATCCGCACCAGTAAGATAAAATTGAATAAAGTCTGCTTTTGGTAGGTCAAGCAGTAGTTGAGTTGTACTATTATACAGATCATCGAGAACATTGTCAACATGTTCTTCATCTTTTCCTATAACAGTGCGATAAACTAGCGTATCCGCATCAATTAGGATTTTAATTACTATACTCCAAAAATAGCCAATAGTTTTTCTAGTTTTTCTCTATTAAAAACACAGGATAAAACTAGAAGTGTTAACCCAAGAGTAAATATAAGAATGGCTGGAATTAACATAATACGTCTATAAATAACTTCAAGTAGTTTCAAAGAGTGCCTCCCATGAATAAGGAAATAATTCTAGTAGTTCTTTAGAAATAAGTTCAGCTACATCTCTTGTTTCTTTCTGACTGTGTGGATCTAGTCGTTGCTTGCAAACACGAGCAAAGAACATCAGAGAACCTGTCCACCACCATTCCGTCATAGTGTTTTGTGGAAGAATCATGCGAGCTTGTTCAGGACACATTCCTTTACTTAGACATGTTTGATATAAAGATAAAGTCTCTGCCAATACAGATTCAATATACATAGCTAAATCCATTTCAGGATAAAGCATCTCTAATTTTTCATCACTACTCCCTTGTTTTACATTTTTAGCTGCTTTTCTCCACACATCAGGAAAGTAAAACTCTGGCTCACTATCCACATATCGACGAGACACTTCATTCCAAACACCACCCACCTGATGTTTTACTAGTTGCCGAGCGACAAAAATTGGCGCTTTAATCCGTAATGTAATGCTGTTGTGAGCAAACGGACTCCAATGATTGTTCTTAGCAAGATAGTTAATTAGTTTTTTGTCTTGTTCAGATAGCACATGCTGGGTATATAACTCATTCGGATCACATCCATATTGAGGAGCATCTACGAGTTCCCAATTACTTTCTTTATCGAAAGAAACCCTAGCGGCATTTACTACCGCTAGGTCATCTCCCATATGATTTACGTATTCAACGCTTATGGGTGCAATTTTCATAGTCTTCTTTATAATTAAAGGTACCTTTATAGAGACGAGGCGGCTCCCGTTATGTGTCGCCCGGATAACTCCAGACCAAACTCCTCTACTGAGTCACATAATTTTAATTAAAAGTCAATGTCGTCTTCTAGATCAGCTACAGAACCCTTTGGAGGAGAAGCAACTACTTCTTCACCAATACTAGAATCAAACACAAAAGCCTCGTACAGCTTCGCTGTTTCAATAACTAGCTTAGGATCAGGTGGAGACTTAACTCCAGCCGTCAGGGTTGCAACAGCCGCCGAGATAGAACTCTGACGTACGATGTACACTTGTTTCTTTGCTCGTTCTTCGGCAGTTTCAAACCGATTGCTTGCCTCTTCTCGTCGTGCAGCCGCTGGCGCGCTAGATACAGCAGCACTGCTAGAGCCGTTAGAAGGAGAGACAGAAGTCCAGTCCCAATAACCACTTGCATTCTTCTCCGCTGTTACTTCCCATACAGAACCAACATCTGCTTCTGAGAGAATCTTAGCTGATCGTTCATTACCACCAAACGGTAGTAGAGTCTTTGTTTCAATCTTTCCGCTGTCACCCTTATAGACAACAGTAAGGGCCTTGTAAGTCTTACCGTTCTTGGCGGTACGTAGTTCTGGATCAAGTGAAACGATTTTAATTTGCAATTTGAATTTCCTTTGTAATATCTTCCATCTGTTTATAATTATACCCCATTTCAACCTCCCCTGTCAAGGGGAGATCAAAATTTACGTTAAATAACTCACTGAAACGCTTTGGAGTAGCTTGAATAGACTCTAAAAGAATCTGTCCGACATACTTAGCTTCTTCTGTTGGGCAATCACACAGAATTGAATCGTGCACTGTAGAAACAAACAGTGCTTTCAGTTTCTCTTTCTTTATACGTTGAAAAGCAAGTGTTCTAGTAATTGCTACTAAGTCAGCACCAGTACCTTGAACTGGAAAGTTAAGTATTTCTGTGCGAGGCCATTTAGGACCAAACCTTGAGGGCTTAGATTCAAAAGTAAAAACCCGGCCAGTTGGCATTCTAAGTTGCCCTGTCTCTACTACCTCTTTGTATATGCTTGTGTGCCAAGCAGCTAAATCTTTGTACTTTGCGTAGAAAGCATCAATAGCTTCTTGCCATTTGTTCTTACTCCACTTTACAGATTCAAAATCTGGATCATTAGCATAAGCATAAGCAGAACCACCATACATAAGCATTGTGTTAGCTATACATTCCTGTATAGATCAGACTATATCATCACCCGATGCCTCGGGGCTATGCGCTTCCACAGTCTCCTGTGTACTCTCTTTCGAGATAGTCGTTACACCTTGAAAAGCCGTCCAACATTCGTGTTCAATTTGATGACAACGTTTGCATAAGACTTCTAAATTGTCTTTAATGTTGTTTAAACGATTGTGATCTTTGTGGTGCCCTGACCAAGAACCTTTCTTGGAGGCGTCGATAGTTGTACCACATCTTTCACAACAGAAATTAATAGAAATTAGTTTTTCTTTTGCCCAACGTCTAAAAGAACACTGTCCGTGCTTGAACATCAAATTCTGCTCTTCTAGCCCTGTTTTGGAACCTGAACCTTTACCGGTAACAATATTTTGTATTCTCCAACCGCGCATCTTAGATAGATTGTGTGCGCGTTTACAATGAGAACATCTTTTTTGATTGTTTCCTGTTTTCTCAAATTTTAGGTTACAAGATAAGCAAATAGTTTCTATTATTTTTCTCCTTTTCCTTGGCTCGGTATTGTCCGGTCTGGAGATCCACCGAGTTCACATAGTTTTAGTTTCGCCAATTTAACGAAACACAAAGATTTTTGCAATGAGTCTTGAGGGTAAATTAAATTTAGTTTGGTTATCAGTGTGTTGATCTTTTCCTTGAAATATTTCTTCATAAGCTATTTTGTCTTGTGCGAGCCAAGAGCCAACAAACCATTCCAACGCTTTCACATCGGCGTTCACTAACATTATGTAAACCTTGTTACGAAACAATGTTTCATTCCACCCGGTAGATTTTGCTGATTAGGCTTATCAGAAGATAGCCGGCCCGTAGCGACGCGGCATTGGTTGAGTGTTGAATGTATCAACGAGTTTTCCCAACCATATTCCGCTAGTTTCTTGGGCCAGCCACTAAAATATGTACCGGAGAGTTTTTCTAATTTTTGTCGTTCAAGGAGAAGTTGAATGAGCTTCTTTACTGGACCTCTGCACCTAAGAGAGTTTAGAGCCTTGTCATTTGTTGCGAAGAAGCCTTCTTTAGCAAGGGCTGACTCTGGTAGTGGATCAACCAATCTAGGTAACTCATGGTGAAACTCTGTTTTTTTGTACTTGACTTGTCCAATTCGTGCTCCTGATTTAAAAACGCCAATCGCTACTGGAACATCCTCTGTGATAGACCCTCCATACAACATCACAGATCTATGATCGTTAGAGTTTAAGTTTATAGGTACGTTACGAAAATGAGGAAAAAGATTAAGAATCTCTCGTTCTTTCTGAACAATTTGTTCTTGTACATCTTTATCCGCAAGTGCGCAGGCTTCTACATCAAGCTTAAGTCCGTTCCACTCCATTTCAAGAAGAACTTTCTGATCCTCTTGTTGAACTCGGAACAACGTAAACTTTTGTTTGTCTCCCATCCTTTCAGCGTATTGCTTAAGAAATACTTCCTCAGTTACATCTAAATCTTGATTGTTGTAAGCAATCAATTCGTCTTGTGGTATAACATCAGTGTCTATACCTTTAGACCAATAGTTCTCATGTATGTAATCAAACTTTTGTTCTCCGCCATAAAACTCTGACACTTGGTTAAGTGAAGGATACGGAAACTTCTGGTTAGTGTGTATAAAGAAGTATAATTGAGTATCCCATAGCTTCTTATTATACCAAGTTTCTGGTGGTATGTCAATAGCTAGTAACCAACCAAGGTCAAATTTCATGTTAAAACCAACTAGTATCTCGTGCTCTTCGATAAGAGAGCGGATATAATTGACATCAAAATCCCGATAAAGGCTAATATAACCATAACGGGAAGACTTAAAACCACAAAGAACAAGTGAAGAATACTTTGAGTAAGGGTTGCCTTTCGCTGCTGTTGTGCTTTCAACATCGAATATTAAATAGTCCATGTAGAACGAATCTCTTCAAAGTCTTTCGGAATGTAATTGATTTGCTCGCACGACACATTGATGTATCTTGGATCAACCATAACAATACTTTCTACATTTACCCAAACTTTCTGTGCGTGCAGGTGGCCGTGGATATTTGCTTTCCACCGTTTTACCGACTCTGGATGCACAGGAATATGAGTAAGAATAAAGTTATCTAGCGTGTGACTAGCTCGTACATCCTTGAAGTGTTGTGCGTACTGAGACAGTTTAAAGTTGTCATGGTTCCCTTTGATAAGAACTTTTGTTCCATTAAGTCGTTCAAGAACCTTGGACAGTTTAGACCAAGACTTAAAACCAAGATCACCTAGATGATAAACCTTGTCCTTGGGTTTAACTGTGTTGTTCCACATCTCGATAATAAACTCATCGTGTTCTTCAATATCCTTGAATCCGGGTCTAAGAAGTTCTCCAGTGGAAGCTACAGTAAACTTGAGCATGTTTTCGTGCCCAAAGTGTGTATCTCCAATTAGAAAGGTTTTACTCATTTTTTGTATTCCTCATAACGACCAATCTCTGGTCGAATTAAACATTCAAATCTTCCGTGTCGGAGTTTGGGATTTGTATCCTCGTCTCCTTGAAGTTTATTCTTGGAGATATTAAAGTACCGTACAAATTCAAACACTGGATCGTGCACACAGCCAATACCAAGAATAAAGTCAGCCTCAGCTTGTTTAGAAGTCTTAGCGTTCGCTACGTGTTCCATTGTCAGGTACTTTACTCCCTCCGCCGTTCCATCTGCTTGGCAGACTCCAATAACTGGGCAATATACTTTTGCAAGTTCTCTAGCCCAAATATAGATTGCACCTAGATGTAAGTCATCTCTATCAGCTTCAAATCCTTTTAGTTTGTCAATCTGATCAAAGATAACGATACTAGGGTTCATCTCCTTGCAGAGCATTTCTACCTGTGCTCTGTGGATATTAGCATCATCATAAAGTACAATGCTATCGCCACCCAATTGTTTGTACATATGCCGTGCCTTGGCAGGATTACTTCTTAGCTCGGCTAAGGTAAGTCCTAACGAAGATTGATACAGCCTTGTACGCACTTCACCACCTGCTTGTTCATTGTTAAACCAGATTACCGGCCCCGCCCCGTCATTCCTTTCTTTGATCTGCTCTGCGAAATAAGTTGCTTCGTTTGAGACAAATGTTGTCTTGCCCGTTTCTGGTCTAGCAAAAATGAACCCGAAGTTTCCTTTACGTAACGGGCCCAAAGATTTGTTGAGCCAATCGAGTCTCCAATGGAGTCCGGGGCTTTTGTCTTGCTCATTGAAAATCTCCTCGATATCTTGTGTTACTAAGTACCCCTTAAAGCTATCTACAACGCTCTCAGTTGGCAGGGACAGGAAATAAGGAAAACGTCATCAGACATTCTTGTGATAACCGTGGTTGTATCAATCCTGATCATTTGTCAATAGGTACGGCAAAAGATAACACAAAAGATATGATTGTCAGGGAAAGGAGCAAGTTATTTTATAACAAGGGGGTACTGGATACCCTTATGTTACCCTCTGATGAGATGTTACGATCTATCTTTTATCCTACTCTAACAGAACAGGAGTATAAAATACAGAAACCACAGGTAAAACTAGATCCATACTTCACTTTTGTAGCTAACAAGGAGTTTGAAAAGGCCAAACAACCTTCTTGGTATCAAGGATTTTGTGTTAAGGGTCAAAACATGGTATAATATATATATATATTCTTGGGATTGTGGAGGGCGCAATGGCATTCCAGTCTTGGCCAGACATCGCAGAAGTAGCGATCCGATTCAGTCAGCTAGGCAAACCCCTAGCAAATGTTTTGCACGCACAGAAGTCTTCCGGATACACGCAGGGCGACCTAGACACGCTGGCCGTGGCAGTTGATGATTGGGTAGATATTTACTACAAACCACTGTTCTCCAACACCGTCGATTACGTGGAGACCGTGATCAAGGGTCTAACGTCTATCGTAGATCTGTCGTCGTCAAACGATGACAGTGCAGGTGTAGGTGCGATTACGGGCACAGGCGCTCCGGCTAATGCGTCTCTGGTGGTGACACTACGCACCGGATTTACAGGACGGAGTGCACGGGGGCGAGTGTATTGTGTCCCCGCTGGCGTGGGCAACTTTACCGACGCCCACAACTACTCCACTACGTACACGGGCGCTATTAACAGTGCTTTCGACCAGTTCAAGATCGATATGGCTACAGCGGGCTGGCAGTGGGTCGTAGCCTCGCGGCGGACCAATGGTGCGAACAGGCCGGCGGGTATCATCACGCCGGTGTATGATGCGGTGTTCGCGGATGACCGGGTAGACAGTATGCGGCGCCGGCTGAATGGCCGGGGCGACTAGGAGGGGCAATGCCTTTTCAAGCAGTACCAGACGTGATCGGCGCCTCAATCCGGGGCGAGGTGGATGGGCAGGACGTGGTGAACACGCTGTATTTCAAGCGCACCACGGGGACGGGGACGATCACCGGCGGCGAGGTCCAGAGCCTAGCGCAGAACCTATCGGCGGCCTGGGCGGGCGTCATCCTGCCCATCCTGCCAACAGCCTATGTGCTCCAGCTGCTGACCACCCGGGCGCTCGACGTTGAGGGCGGGCCGGTCAGTGAGAACAGCGACAATGCGTCCACGGGCGGTACCATGGCCGGGGACTGTATGCCTAACAACGAG